AGTTTGACGTAAATACACCAGCGCAGGCGATCAAGGCGTTGTGCGTCAATTTTCCGGGGTTAGATAAGTGGTTAATTGATAGTGAACAAGATGGCGTTGGTTATCGCGTAACAGTCAGTAAAGAGAAAGCAACTGAGCAAAACATTGCTCCGCTTTTAATGCCTTTTAGTGACCGTGAAGTTTTTAGCATTACGCCTGTAGTTGCTGGTGCGGGACGAGGAACTGGTCAAATTCTTGCCGGTGTTGCTTTGATTGCTGCTGCAGTTGTCATTGCGCCAGCAGCGGGAGCAGGTGCTGGTTTTCTGGGGTTAGGCCAAGCTTCAGCTGCTACAGCCTCTGCTTTTGCGGCGACTGCAAGCAGCGCTCTTGGAAGCATCGGTATTTCATTGACGCTTAGCGGAATAGCCACGGCAATTTCACCACAGCCTGGATTAGACAGCACGCTTGACGAGTCGGTGCAGCTGGAGTCATTTACCTTCTCTAACGTTGTAAATACCCAGCGACAGGGTATGCCCGTGCCAATCGCTTACGGGCGTTTGTTTGTTGGATCGGCTGTGCTGTCGAGCGGCCTTGATGTTGATCAGGTGCAGGTATGACACAGACCCATTACATCCAAGGCGCTGGTGGTGGCGGCGGTAAAGGCGGTGGTGGCGGCAACCGCACGCCTACTGAGGCAGATGACACTCTGCAGTCCGTACAGTTTGCCAACGTTCTTGACCTCATCAGTGAAGGCGAGATTCAGGGGTTAGACGACGGCAACAAAAGCATTTTTCTGGACGACACAGCTGTTCAGAACTCAGACGGAACCAACAACTTCGCTGGTTACACCGTTGTCACCCGCAACGGCACACAGGCACAGAACCATATCCCCGGCCCGTTCAATGCTGTGGAGCGGGAAACAGCAGTTGGCGTTGAGGTTACAAACGGCTCACCTGTTACTCGCAGCATTACGGATACGGACGTTGATCGTTTGCGTGTCACGCTGACCGTTCCAGCACTGCAAATTCTTGAAGACGATGGTGATGTTGTTGGTCATAGCGTCAACATCAAGATTCAGGTTCAGTACAACAGCGGCGGATACAACGACGTTATTAACGACACGATTAGCGGCAAGAGCAGCAACCGCTATCAACGTGATTATCTAATTGACTTGACCGGCAGCCATCCCGTTGATGTACGGATGGTGCGTGTCAGCGCAGATGAAACAAGCCAAAAACGAGCGAGCACAACAATTTTTCAGAGTTTTACCGAAATTATTGATGACAAGTTTCGTTATCCAAACTCTGCGCTTGTTGCGCTGCGTTTTGACTCACGTCAGTTCAGCAACATCCCGTCTCGTAAATATCTGATTCGTGGAATCAAGGTCAAGATTCCTAGCAACGCGACTGTAGATACGACCACACACCTGGGGCGGCTGACGTATTCCGGCATCTGGGACGGTACGTTCCAAGCTGCTACTTGGTGTTCAGATCCTGCGTGGATTTTGTATGACCTGTTGATTTCTGAGAGATACGGCGCAGGTGTGCCTGAAGGCACGCTCGACAAGTACGACTTTTTTGCAGTGAGCCAATACTGCAACGCTCTTGTCTCAGATGGTGCGGGTGGCCAAGAGCCACGTTTCAGCTGCAATATGCTGATCAACAGCAGGGATGAGGTTTACAACGTCATCCAGCAGATGACAGCCATTTTCCGTGGCATTTCGTACTACAGCGCTGGATCTCTCACACTGCTGCAAGACAGGCCAGCTGATCCTCAGTACCTGATTAGTCAAAGCAACGTTGTTGACGGCATCTTTCAGTATTCAGGCACGTCCCAGAAGGCACGTCACACCGTTGCTGTTGTGGCTTGGCAGTCCTACGACACCCGTGGCGACCAAGAGTATGAATATGTTGAGGATCATGCTGCTGTAGCCAAGTACGGCATCATCAAAAAGGACATCAAGGCCATTGGTTGTTACAGCCAAGGCCAAGCGCATCGAATCGGTAAGTGGGCGTTGCTGTCTGAACAGAACCTGACTGAAACGTGTCAGTTCAGCGTTGCACTTGAAAGCGGCATTGTGTTGCGCCCTGGGATGGTGATCGATATTGCTGATCCAGTGCGTGCTGGAGAGCGTCGTTCTGGTCGCATCCAATCTGCAACGACAACACAGATCACAGCAGACAGCAGCAATGACCTGACGGTTGCTCTGGCTGCACAGAACAGCCCGAAGCTGTCGGTGATGTT